GTTGTTTTGTTGGTTTTGTTCCAATCTCTCAATTCCCAATGTGCAGGGTCGTAGATTGTTTTCCAATCTCCGCCCCAAACAACTTTTATATTACGTTTGCGTGCAATTTCTTTTCCAACTGCTCCTATACAGTCCCATTCTTTTTTGCTTAATTGCCATGCGCGTGTTGCGTGAATTATATCCACAGCTTGTCCGCGCACATGACTTCCGTCAAATTGCACTCTACTTCGTCCTTTTTGGTATAATTCGTTTTGCCGTTCAGGCGTTCGCACAAATTCAAACGCTCGCAATGGTATATTGCGCCGCTTCATTGCTTTGCTAAAAGCCTTCCAAAACTCAACTATTTCTGGGTCTGCGCCCTCATAATCGTTTTCTGTTTGCAAAATTTTGACCCAAAGTTTTTCAGACGCATTAGGTTCTGCTAATGATCTTGCCGCTTGTACATGTGTTCTATGTACCAACTCATCTTTGTGCCAGAATTGGATACGGTCAATGAACCGTATCCAACGATACCACTTACTCGGTGGTTTCTCCTGCATCTTCTGTTTCTGCCTCTTGTGGCGCTTCAACTACTGTTTCAGCTTCTGCTTTGATTTTTGCTACTTCTGCTCTTAGTGCTGATCTTTCAGCTTCTAATTGTTGCTCCATTTGTTGTTGATTATATCTCATTAACATAGCCATTCTATCGAACTCAGTACCGTTAGATGTACGTGGCTCGATAGACGTAAAACTTGGTTCATCGCTATTTTGTACTGATTGATCTAAATCTGGTATATTTACAAATACACTTGCTGATTTTTCAGCTTTGATTTGCACATAAGTTGTTGCGGGTGCTGTGTATTGAATTTCTGTTTTTCCGTTTGATGTTCCCACCAATACGGCCTGTGACATTTTTGCATCACTTGCAACCCATACTTCGATATTGCTGTTTGCAGTAACTTCAAACTTTATATGTCTTGGTTTGTTTGATGCAAATTCAATTACGTCGCCCGCTTTTGCTTGTGACCATTTACTTATATTGCCGTGTTTAATTCTGTTCATTTCATTTTCCTTTTTAAATTGTTAGCAGGGGAGGGGAGGACTCCCCTGCTTTTTATCACTTAACGATACGCGAGGAATCGACTTGTGAAGTGATTGTGTCGTAATCAGATGTTGCATCAGTTTCTTGTAGTCCTGCACCGAATACGGTGTTTCCTACAATCGACATATCTGTAAGACATGTGATTTCAAAACTGTCTGATACTTGATCGGCAAATACTTTTTTGTGCAAACCTGAACATAAATAGAAAGATTCATTTAAAGTCGGATTAATTGACTCGGCAGACCAAATTTTAGCCCTGTCCTCGTCAAATGCGTCATTTGCAGGGCGGTAATATTTACCACCTACATTTACCGCATCTCTTTGCCATTCATGATTTAATGGTGCGTAACCAAATGTTCCATCTGGTGTTGCGTGATTTACATCCGCGTGGTCATTTTGGACTCGACTGACCTTCTCAGGGCTTAAAAAATCGCTCAAATAGTTAGGTAACGTATCTGGGTCTGTTGTGTATAAGAAATAGTCTTTCTTACGTTCCCAGAGTTGTTCTGGTACTATTTCGGCAGTTATCATTATAACGCCGCCGGTATTCATAGCCGGTGTTCTAATTGACATGTCAATTGTTGCCATACCGTTTGTTGCTGACTTATCCAAGTTTGCACCGTCTGTTGCATAACGTTGGTTAAATCCTATCATTGCACGTTGACGACCCAATAATATTGGTTGCTTTAATGCTTCTTCAGGAACTCTAATTCCTGACATAAGCAAATCAATCACGTGTTCGTCGTCAATTCCATCGTACTTTGCTCTTAATTTTGCAAATGCCGCTGTTTGACGTGCTTGTTCAATGTCAGCAAGTGACATTGTTGCGTTTCCGCCTGTTGATAATTCTGCATATATTTCATCAAATAAATACATATCGCCTTGATCGATTATCTCAGCTCCAGACATTGCAGGTGAAAACCCTAATGTATCTGTTGTTGTATTATTATTTGATGCAACTCCTGTTGCACCATCTCGTGAATACATCGGTGCTTTAATTGGGGCTTGAAATGTCAATCCGGCAAGTGTTACTTGTCCGTCGATCAGAGATTGATCGTAATCTGGAACGATATTTTGCATACCATTATTAATCCAAAACGCATCAGCTAATCTATGATCAAATGCATTTCTTAATGGCAATGATTTTGATCTCGCTTTGCGTCTATGATTAACGATTGCATTATATGCTTCAACAATTGATGTATTAAATTTTGTAGCTTGTGCATGAATTCCCATTGTTTGATAAAAAGTACCAGAATGTACATCAATAGTATTTGTCGCTGTATCAATAATAGGTCCTTCAGAATCAGAAAAAGCTTGTACTGCTGCATTTGTTGTATGGTAATATTTATTACTTTCAAAAAATGGTACTACACTTCCAGCGGCGCCATTTTCTTTTTTATATGATCGGTTTAATTCGTCCATTGATCCGTTAAAACGGTCAAATGCAAGCATTGGTACGAAGTGTGCGTAAAGAGTTACGCCAACACCGTTCATTAACATCTCTGATGTTTCCATCATTTCAACGTTCATGCGAATTTTACCGCTTTGAACGCCGTCTTCACGGTGAAGCCATTCGTATTTCAACGGCAGGATTTTTCCTGCGTCGCCTGATGTCAATACTCGACCTTTTGCAGATCGGCGCGATTTCTGCACAGCAATCGGGCTATTTGGTATTAGTTCAGTCATTCTCATTTGCGTTTTCTCCTTGCAAAGATTTTGGTTATAATTTTTCGTATTTTTTTTCACTTGGCGCACATTATTGAAGTGCTTTGGTTTGAGACTTTAAATATTTAAAAAATTTTAATTCTTCTTTTGTTTT